AGCCGCGCCACGTTTTGCGACCATACCCTCAGTCGATCCGAGCACCGAATCTAGCAGAGACGATACGGTGGACCAGGCCGGATCGTTGGCACCCATCGACAGAACGGAGTACTGGGAGCCTTTCGCGAGTCTGGCAGAAGTTCCGTCCGAGCGGTATAAGAGATCTCCCCTTGTGGTCAGGATCGTATCTAGTATCGCCGCCGGAGTCGAAACCCCTCCGAACAGAGGCCGGTCGTCCCGGAAAATGTAGCTGTTGGAGCCGTCGTCGGCGTCATCGATATGAACCGATCCCACCCGATGATAGACCAGGCAGATCGGGACGGTATTGGCGACGAGAGCCGGAGCCGTCGGTGACGCGTCCTCTGCGCCCGTCGAGATCGCCAGAGCCCCGGCGTCGGTGAGGTATACCCGATCTATCCGGGGGTTGGCTGATGGAGCCGACATGGCCGGCGAATTGCCCCCCGCGAAGCTCACTAGAGCCCCGTTGATGTAGGCCTGGAACTCCGCCACGTAGATGGTCATGTCGGGCGTATCTTGAGCCCTCGGAGCCCCTTTCGCTATCGTATCGTTGATGAGGGAGGCGAGCCTATTGAAGAGATCGGCATCCAGGATCCCCGGATTGGCCCAGGCCGGATCGGCTCCGGCCCCACCATCGGTGAGCACGTATCCGGCCGTATCTGGCTCGATGAGCACCCAGCCGCCGGCGCCACGACACAACAGCCCTCCCCGAGTCGATCCTATCAGAGCATCCAGGATCTCCGATATGGATTCGTACCCCGGATTAGCCCCGGCCCCCCCCGAGACGAGCGGATAATGGGCGGTGCCCGGCGCCAGGAGGGCGTATTTTGTGGCTGCGTCGACATATGGCAACGACCCCTGGGTCGCCGATCCAGCCGCCACACAATGCCAAGCGGCCCCGTCGTCGTAGTACAGGAGGCTCTCGTCGATCGACCAGAAGTACCGGCCTTCGATGCCAGCAGCAGGACGGCTGGCGATATCGTCCTGGAGGTACAGCGCCGACCCGTCGTCCATAGCGTCGATGTTGGCGTCATCGTTCACGATCCGATCCGCGAGGGTCGTCGATGCCGTATTTTTTGTTAGGCCGATCCGAGGAGTAGCCACGACTCAATCCCCCATTTTCCGGAGATCTACGATAGTCCTGATCCGATCGAGCTCGTAATGGAGGAGCCGGAGCTTATGTGCCTCGTCATTCGATCGGATTGCAGCCGCCTCCGCCTCCGCCCGAGCGGCCTGAGTCCTCTCCCTAACGATCGCCGGAATCTTGGCCGGCGGAGCCCCATACTCCTGAGCCTTCGCGGCCTCGATCATCTCCATCTCCGCCAACCTCTGCCGGGCAGCCTCGGCCTCTCTGCCGGCCGCATACGCCAAATCGGCCTGGAGCTTCGCGGCCCCAAACGCATCGTTGATCGTTTCCTCGTCCGTAGTTATCACTCCTTCATGATATATTTTAGCGCATAGAATGGCGGTCGGTTCTCCTGTGCGGTCCCAGTGAAGGTGCTCCCGGCGTGGCCGTGCCCCTGGCCCCCGCCAGCATACCCGGAATTGAAGAGGGCATTGCTATTCGGGGCGCTCTGCGGGTCGTTATCGGACATATAGCCCTGCTGGTTATTATATTTGTCGGACCACTCGTGGCTGTGCACTGGCAGCTCCGCCGTCGTGATCGCATGTGCGGCAATCGTGAGGGTGGCCTCGGGGACGACCGACGCCGATCCGCCAGTCCCTCCGACAGCATACGTATCTCCGGCCCCAACGACGAATCTATCCTCCAGGTTTGGGGTCCCGTTGGAACCGTCACAATCGTACCATCCCGACGGGGTCTCCTCACCGTCATACATGACGATCAGTCCCGAGGGCGCTCCGATACCGGCGAAATAAGCCGCCTCGTGTCCCCCCAGGGTATCGGCATCGCATCCGGACCCGCTCCCATCGTTGCCGGCATGCCAGAACCCGGAGTTCATTTCGGTTTCGGAATAATAATAATCATCGTGGTCGTGATGATCGACATCGTAGGCGGCCTCGTCGTATTGCGTTTCCAGATGATTGAGGAGGCTGGACGTGATCTCGGTATCCGCGGCCCACGTGGTTTTGATGTAGACCATTTAGATCACCTTTTTTATGTAATACAGCGCATAATATGGGGGCCTGTTGTCTATGCCCTCGGAAGTGATCGTTATGGTGCTCCCGCCGTGGCCGTGGGGATCATCGCCCCCTCTGTAATCGGTATACTCAGAATCGTATGATGTGGTCGAAGTGGGATCCCTGTCAGCGGTGGTCTTGTTTCCCGCCACCGATCCGTATCCGGCTCGATCGTAATAGGCGTGTTGATGTGACGGGATCTCGTCTAGGGTCAGGGCGTGCGTGGCTATGTCCACGCTGCCGGCCCCAGGCGTCACGCTGGCAACTCCTCCAGTGGTCCCAATGGAATACGTATTCCCAGCTCCGGCGACAAACATGTCCCGGAGATCCGGCGTCCCTGACCCTCCGTTGCAGATCGCCCACCCGGTCGGTATATCCCCGTCGGTCCCCGACCACGCCATGATCACGCCCGTAGGGAGGGCGGTACCGATCAGATCCGTAGCATGTTGCCCGTCCACCGTGTCGGCGTCCAGGCCCGCCGGGAGGGTATCGCCTTCGTCCAAATGAAAAAACTTCGCGTCAGCCTCGGCTGTCGTGAAGTACAGATCGTCGTGAGCGTGAGCGTCTAGGTAATTTTTCGCCTCCTCGTATTGTTCGTCGGCATGGCGGAGGTTTCGGGCAGATATCAGCGTCTCGCCGCTCCAGACATAGGGTACGTAGCTCATGATTCCAGCTCCCTCATGATCGCCCACAGCGCGTAATACGGAGGCATATTATTATACTCGTCGAATAGTATTGTGGACCCACTGTGACCGTGGGCGGTCCCGCTACCTTCGGTCTCGGTCGATGTGCTCCGGGCGGTGAACGAATTATAGAGAGGCCCATGAAAATCAGCGCCGATCGAATCGTCCCAGAATCGATCCAGTGAACCCGTGTTATAATAATCGGTAATCTCATGCCGGTGTGACGGCATCTCGTCGATGGTGATCGCATGCGCCGCCACGGCGATAGTGCCGGCCGGCGTCCTGGTGGCGTACCCACCCATATCGCCCCGATTGTAGGCTCCGCCTGCCCCAACGATCATCCGGTTTCGGAGGTCCGGAGTCGATGAAAACCCGTTGCATGCGACCCACCCAGCCGGGATAGACTCGTATGATCCGGACCAGTACCCGATCGCACCACGAGGCATCGTGGCCGAGAGGATGGCCTCGGCCGAAAAACCGTCCACCGTGTCGGCGTCCAGGCCGGATCCCGCCCCGTCGTTCCCAGAATTGAAGAAACGGGCATCGGCCGCGGCCTTGGTGTAATAGCGGTCGTCATGGTCGTGGGCGTTGAAATCGGTCGTGAACTCGTCATACTGAGATTCCATCTGGTTCATGAGCGTGTGTGTGATCGCGATTTCTTCAGTCCACCCCACCGGAACGTATGCCATCAGGACCACCCCTTCGTGGCGATCTCGCGGATCTGCCAGGCTTCGAGCCCTGTCTTGAGCCTATAGTACGCCTGCTTGTCCAGCTCGATACCCGTACCAGAACCACTTGTAGCGGCCACCCCGCCCCACCAACCGATATACTCGATCAGCTCGCCGGCTGCCTCGGATGCATTGATCATCGTCACCGTCACGATCTCATCTGTTCCGGCCTCGTACCCCTCAATGGTGGTCACGGCCTTGCGAAAGACCTCGCCCCCGGCGTCGTAGAGGACGCAATATTTCACGCGGTCGCTTTCATCGAAGCTCGGATAGATCGATCCGTCCGGAACGCGGCCCGCATCTGGATATATATCGTTGAAGAGTTGCGGATCATCCAGTAGCGTCCATGTCTTCGCGAAGTTCAGCATCCGTATCAATAGCTGCGATCCGGACGCAGATTTCTTGATTTCACCGAGCTTCGATGACATCAGCTTCGCAAAAAACTTTTGCCACGAATCGCCAACCGGGCCGCTTACGGCCTCGATCTCGTACCAGATATGGCCCCGCTCTTCGGAAGTGTCCACCTCCTGGATCAGCATCTCCTCGGCAGCGAAGCCGTGCTCGGGTAGGGTCACCTCGATCAGTTGGCCGGCCTCCAGGCCCGCCTTCATCGTGCGGAACGTTACCGCGGCCCCGTCAACAGCGAACTTCTCGAGCTTCGCGGCCGCCACATCCTCAGCCTGGGAGTGATTCTGAATCTCGGGCATCACGGCGACCGATTCAACGTAGCCGGTGGTGAGCTCTTTTCCCTGACGGTCGTTGATCGCCGTCGAATCTTCGGAAACAGCGATCACATCATAGAGGCCGACGTAGACGACTTCGAGTATGTCCATAGCCGTCAGCTTCTCCCCGGCGGCGTCCTGATTCACCGTGATCTGTTGTTCGGCGTAATACCAGTCGGCCCCGGTATCTCCGCGGAGCCCGACGTCTTTGGCTACGTCGTTCACCTTGATGCTGGTTATCGATTTGATCGGATAGGCAAGGGAGAAGGTGGTCTGCTGACCGTCGCCGGTGAAGTATTCGGTCTGGGGGGACGTCTCGGCTTGACCGCCGATCACGTACTGGCGGTTGCGGTACTCATCGGAGGCCCGATCTACTTGCACCGAGCCGTCCAGTATGTCGGCGTCGGTGGGATTCCAGGGGGCGACGATGCTCCCCCGAGCCATGAAGTGGAGAGCCTTGTACCGATCGATCCACCACGTGAAGCCTGCCTGTTCCGCCAATTCGTCCATAGCTTCAGCCGCCGGAATGTAAGCGAATATCGTCTCGGTGATCGTCGGGCCGGTCTCGATCGTCCCGGCGACTATGCCCTCCGCGGCGAGGTACTCGTCGATCAGGTCGTCCACGATGGCCCCTGCAGTCTTGTCCTCGGCAGAATAGGCTATGATCCGCTTGTCCGCTAGATAGTGATTATCGATGCAATCGACCGAATGACGGACGACCGTCGTCCCCGGATCGGCCGCCTCATTGACACGGTCGACGAACCCCGAAAAAAGGAGCTCGCCGAACAAGTCTGTCACCATCACCCTCATGGCCTGAGAAAAAGCGAACGCGCCGGAGGTATCGACCACCACGAAGCTACATTGAGATCTTTCTTCGAGAACATCCTCGATTAGGAACGATCCGATCTCGATATAGGTCTTCCAGGCACCGCCGTACTCCTCCATCAGGTCAGAATACGATTTCCCCAGGCCTAGGGACGCGAAGTTCTCCGAGAGGCCGAGCGTTTCATAGGACACATCGGCCGGCGGGACTCCCTCCCAGAGAGGCTCGTCGTCGATAGTGATCAGCATCTAGTTCACCCTCGATCCTGTCCTGACCCGGATCTCTTGCGCCATCCTTGGAGCTACGGCCCGGCCTATCGTTTTTCCGTCTAGCTGGATAATGATAGTCTGGCTCCCTCCGCCGTTGCCGCCCTTATCGCCCCAGACCTCCTCGGGGATGATCGCCTCGCGGCCCGAGGGATTATCGCCGACGAGCGCAAGCTGAGGACCTTCGACCACCCCGCCCTCAGCGAACCCGGAATAATGGCTCAGGATCGGCTTATAGCTCGATGAGCTTGAAATTATTTTTGATGAGCTTGATCCCTTAGACGACGAGTACCCGCCGATAACTTTTGCCGAGCCGCTGGCTATGGATCCAGAGATGCCGCCTTGGGCCTGAAGAGTCATCGGATTGATCGCGTAAGTCGTCCCGTTGGGGGCCGTATAGATGAGGGCATTGTACCCGTGCATCGGGGTGCATATCTCGCAACCGAAGTCTTCGCCCCCGGCGCTGTACCCGGTCCCGGACACGCTCCCGCCCCCGCTCATGTAGCCCCCGCCGACAAGGTTCGCCACGCCCCCGAGCACCGACCCCAGAGAACCAATGACGACCCCGGCAGCGTTCCCTATAGAGTCGGCAGCTCCCCGGATCGTCGAGCCCGACTCGTCGACCGCCGTCTTCCAGGTCGCCCCGGACTCAGATGTTGCCGATTTCTGGACCTCGGCCGCCGAACTCACAGCATTGCCCCAGGAGTACCCGGAATTTGATACGATCATCCCGAGACTCTCGCCGCTGGTCAGTATTTTTCCGGCCGAAATACTCGAGTAATTGGACAGTATGCTGCCGGAGGTCTGGGCGCTGGATATGATCGATGTTGCTGCTGACTGGCTGCTGGTGGTGAGGGCTGACGAAACCGATTGGCCGCCAGCCACCAGCGACCCCAGGGCGGCGTGCCCTCCATCACGGAGCGAAACGTTCGCGGCGGCACCGGCAGCAATGGCCTGCCTAGCCGCTTCTGACGATCCATATATCAGCTCAGCCGATGACTTTTTGGACCCCGAATAGATCGATGATACCGACTTGTCGACTGACCGGACAAAAGATTGTGACGCCGCTGGAATCTGAGCGGCCCCGGCGCCGACCGATTGCTCAAATTGCTTTCCCGCCGACCCGATGTAGGCGGTCAGCTTCCCGGTCTCAGGGCTGATAGCATAGATGACGGCGTTGGCAAACCCGGCCACCGACAGAACCCCGCTGCCACCACCACACGTCGAGCACGTCCCGCTGCCCCCGCCGCCTGAGATCGCTCCGATGAAAGCCTGACCGGCCTTCTGGGCGTCCGAGATGAACGAGGCCCCCGCCTCGGTGGATGCCACGATCACCTGGGATCCTGCCTCGATCCCACCGGAGACCATCCCGGCCCCGCTTTCGGCTCCACTGGAGATCCATGACGACCCAACTATCCCGGCGTCCCGGATCTGGATTTGGCCGGCTCCCTGAGCCGATCCGATCGTATATTGCCCGGCGAACTCCGCTCCCGAGACCAGTCGGCTCCCAGAAGCCTCGGCGGAGGATAGACTGATGGATCCGGCCGATTGTGAGCTCTGGATCAGCGTCATCCCGGATTGCGTTCCGGAATTGATCAGGTACGTCCCGGCATAGGTGGTATCCGCCAGGAACTGCGACCCACTACCATATACCGACGTCGAAAAGCTGGATGCCGATTTTCCGAGGCTGCCGACGAGATACGTACCCGCATACTGAGTATCGGCGAGCCAGCCCTGCCCGGCATCCTGGACGCTGTACCTGAGAGCCGACGAACCTTTTCCGAGCTCGGATATCAGGGTAGGGAGCGCCGTGTCGGCTACGTCCTCCAGGTCGCGCGTCACGTCCTCCAGGTCGCGCGTCACGTCCTCCAGGGCATCAGCCGCCGACAGGCCGGAGCTTTCGAGCTGAGCGGCATACTCAGGCGATTGGAAATAACCGGCCGCAAAGCTCGATGCCCGTTCGTTCCCGGTGACTAATTTGGATATGGTCGCTTCGACTTCCGCTTGATCAAAGCCGGCCGCCAAGAGGGCGTCGACGCGCTCGGCGATATCCTGTTTTGACAGGATCGCGCCGTATGGTATCTCGGCCGTCTTTCCGCCGGCCTCCACCGTCTGGTAATAGGCCCCACCGATACCCGGTTTGCGCTCGACTTCGCTGATAGAGATGCCGAGCTTCGAGGCAGTGTCCCGGGCGGCAGTAACACCACCACCGATCGCGCTCGTCCAGGACGTTTCCCGCACAATGTCCTGAGCCGCGACGGCCGCATTGGCCTCCGCCCACCGGGCCTCGTTGGCAGTCCGCTGCGCCTCGATCCAATCCCCGAAGAACCTGTCCGAGTACGGGAGGCTCTCCATCACGTCCAAGAAGATATCGATCATCCCGGCCTTGAGCTGAGCTCCGAGCGGCGCCAGGCCATCCATGATGCCCGAGAAGACGCCCGATATGATATTGAGCCCGATCGACCCCCATTCTTTGAGATTCGTCAGAAGATTAGATATGGCCCCAGCTACCCTTTCCACGACCGAAGCACCGTCACCACCTAAGAAGAAATTCGATATCGCCTCGCCAATGCGTTGGCCGAACGCCGCGATCCCCCGCAGGGCGTCTGCAATCGCAACGCCTATCTTTTCGCCGACGTCGTGAGGTCCCGCCCCCGCGGCCCATTCCCCCATGCGGGATTGTATAGCATCCGCCCAGCCCGTGTAGGCGGCCCAGGCTCCGGTAATCTTGTCCCGGGCCGTGTCGCCGACCCCGGCCCATCCCGTCCAGCTCTTGATCTTGTCGCCGAGGGTCGTCGCCAAGTCGATAGCGTTGCCGAATATCGATTTTATGGCGGAGACTATTTTCTGCCCGATCGCATCCCAGCCGCCGTAGGACTCGATCTTCTGGCAGAGATATTGACCGAGATCCGACGCAGCATTTATCGTCGTCTTGACCGCCGAGACGATTTTTTCGCCGACCGCGCTCCATCCTCCCCATGCCGTGAATTTTGCGGAGAGATCCGACGCCAGAGTCGATGCGGCCGATATGGCGCCCTGTATCCCGGAAATAATCCT